AGGGAATGAATGGTGGAGAACAGGTAATGGGATCATGGTATCAAACGCCAATCAGCTTTACAACGTGTTCGGCACTCAGCTATCGCTTGGCAATATGTATCAATCTCTGGGACAAAGTGTTCTAACGGGAGTAGATGAAGCGACCCGAATCAAGATGGACGTATCGAAATTATTAGTCCTACCAGAAGGAGCGAATTACCAGATCGTCAGCCCATCGGGATCGCTAAATGAGATCAGGGATAACATGAAATGGGTGGTGGAGACAACAGCCCACGCCTTACATCTCAAAGTCAAATGGGGTAGTGATGCGGGTTCTACATCAGGAGAGCATCAGCGTATCCTTGAGGTTGATCTCACCGAAGCTGTCATGGCTGACTTTGAGCGGTGGAGGAAGTTTGAGAACCAAAGATTTGAACTGGATAGAGCAATACTGGAAACGAATGGGGTTAATGTAACCGATGAATATAATTGCAATTTCTCAGAGCCGCACATACCCCTATCTCCTCAACAGGAGAGAGAAGAATGGGAGTGGAAGTGGTCGAATGGTCTGGCTACAAAGAAGGATTGGTTCAGGCATTATAATCCCGATATGGATGACAGCGAGATAGATGAACGGCTTGGCGAGGCACAGGCTGAGACTAAGACTCAGGCTGAAGCACAAGCACCACAAGCACCTGTCTTTGGAGGGTTGAGACAGCTTGGCTCAGTTGGTACATAGTTATCTGGATAAGATTGATGACCTACAACAACAGATCATTGATGATTCTGAGTTGATCTTGGATGCCATCAATATGGACGAACTATTACAAAACCCAGAAGGTTATCTGGTTGGCTTGGGCGAGGCGTTTCTTAATGAACATCTCGACGAGATCAAGCAGGGTGCTAAAGAAGGGGAGCAGTTCGCTCTGAATATCTTAGAGAAGTCGTAATGAAAGTTCGTATATCAGGCATAGACCTTGATAAAATTGACTTTGATTTCCATGAGCAGTTGAATGAGATAGCAAGAATGGTCAAGTCAGATATAGATCAGACGGTGCGATCTGGTAAAGGGGTAACAAGCACAGGCGGGAAGGCGGGATTGAAGGCTCTCAAACCATCTACCGTAGCGGCAAAAGCAAAGAGCATCGACAGCACGATCAGGTCAAACGCTTCAAAGCCTCTTGTGGGGACAGGTAGTATGATAAATCTTGAAATTGACAAGGCAACGAAAGCAAACCAAACAGCAAAACTACACGGTGGCAGGATTAAGCCTTACAGTGCAATATCGAAGGCATATTATTCACAGGCAACAGCCGCAGAGGTTGGAGCATACCATCAGGAGACTCGCCCGTGGTTTGGCATCTCGAAGGATGTTGAAAAGCGTATTGAAAGATATGTCAGCCTTGAAATGGATAAGAGGTTAGCACGTGCCTGAGCCAATGGAAATTATATTGACCAATCAAGTCCTTAATGCGGCTTCACAAACGACCCTTGACCTCAGTGGATTAATTACAGCGATGCAATCAAGCGGGATGAGTAACGATGCAATTAAGACGGTACTGATGAACGATCTGCGTTCAGGCGGTAGGATTTTCGGTAGCTTTAGAAACAGCCTGAAGAATATCACTAAGAACGGAGTGGAGTACAGTAGCAATCAAGCACAGAAGAACATCTATGCCGATGCCAAAGTCCCAAAATTTCAATGGGTGAGTGTGGGAGATAACTCTGTTTGTCCTGATTGTGATAGAAGGAATGGACAGGTTGAGCCAATGGAGTATTGGGAAACAGTTGGGCTTCCCAAATCAGGCTTCAGTATCTGCCAGACGAATTGCCGTTGCCCAATGCCTGTCCCCGCATCATACACGGGTGAGAACCTTGATAAGCCGTTATTGAGGGGAAAACGAGTAGCCGCAAACTTACCAAAGAAATATCAAAAGCTGAGAACAACAGACTTATCGGCTGAACAGTTGAAAAGCTATAACACATTAGCACGGGCAAAGTCAACGGGTAAGATCACCAACGATCAATGGCAGAACGGGTTGCTTGAGATATTGGAAGGAAAAAAGGTTGGGGCAAAAGGGCTAAAGGTTGATTATCGAGGTGTCAAAGATGCATTTATTCAAAAGAAGATAACCATAGAAAAATCAATACTCACAGCAACGGGGAATAAATGGGAAATGGGCGTTCTTATGGACTCGAAAGGGAATGAGTTGTTGAGAAAAAAGGGGACAAAGTATCACGTCAACATAACAAGGAAAGATTTATCTGGTATTGATACAAAAAACACTATTTTTACACACAATCATCCAAATTCTTTATCGTTTAGTTTGAATGACATCCTATTTGCAGGAGAATTGGGACTCAAAGAAATAAGGGCAATCGCCCCAAATTCAAACCTCGGCTCTGTCGTGTTTAAGCTAAGACCTAAATCTGGAGGGGGTTGGGCTAACACGGGAAAGATTAGAAGTGCTTTCAGTACATTAAGGACAAAACATTTAGGCAAAAGAGCGGTCAATAAATGGTTGAGAAATACTGACGATGGATTGGTTTGGAAATCAAAGTTGGATGACGTTGTTGCAAAAAGGGAAGTCTTAAAGAGTAGATACCTTAAAAAAGAAATATCATTGGACGAATATGGTAAGGCTTGGAAAAAATCAAGGAAAGAGTGGCGAAAGATAGCAAGGGAAGCTCAAGAAGATTTCTCAAGGAAGATTAGTGGTGATTTCGCTCAATTACAAAAAGAATTAGCCGATGAACTTGGGATGGTGATGGATTGGGAGGCATTATGAGTTTATTAGAAGATGCTTTTAAGGTGTTTGATAAAATGCACCAAAGATTTGTTGGTGGAGAGCCGTTTATATTAGACCCAAAAGGGACGGATTTTGATACGCTTTTACAAGACACTATCCCAACAAAAGAGGAGATACTTGAGATATTTGATGAAATACTTGACGATAGTGTTAAGTTTCTTGGATAAGAACTTAAAAACAAAAACAGGAGACAGCACCACACCATTAAAGGGAGATAACGGAATAAGATTTGAACCAATAAAAGAAATAGCAGGGGATGAACGGCTCTAATATATACCTTTAAATATAAGCGTGGGTTCGATTCCCACCATCCCCTTTTAATCTATAAGATTTAAGATATAACAAACAGGAGGTCAGCATGACCGAAGAAACCCAAGAGACTCAGGAGAGTCAAGCACCAGAACCAGAAGTACAGGAATCAGCTTCAGGTGAGGATTACGCCGAGTTCATAGCAGAAAGCAAAAAGTATCGGCAACGGGCACAGAAAGCAGAGACGAAGTTAGGCAAACTTCAGAAGCAAATGGATGTAGATAGGCAGAAACAGATGGAAGAAAATGACCAGTGGCGTGAACTCGCTGAAGAGCGGGGTAAACAGATCGCTGAATTAGAACCCATCGTGGAACGGGCGAAAGCTGACGATGCTACCATGCGAGAAGAACTGCTCTCTGATTTTTCCGAGGAAGATCGGGAAGATTTCAAGGAACTTCCAACACCCGCCCTGCGGAAAGTTCATGGGAAAATTCTAAAACCTAAACCCGCCAAGACTGATTCATCAGTTGCAGGTGTTTCAACTACCCCATCAAAGAAAATGTCTGAGATGAGTAAAGATGAAAGGCGTGACAACTGGGCAGGTATTGTAGCGGGTTACACGAAATAGGAATTAAAAATGGCAGAAGTAACATTAACTACTGCAGCAAACTTCATTCCCGAAATGTGGTCGGACGGAATTCTTGATTATGCGGAACGTGCGTTCCAATTAAGAAATCAGGTAACCGATCTATCAAGCATGGTTTCGGCAGGTGGCGATACTATCCACGTTCCAAAAGTAACCGAAGAGACAGCGGCTTCATTGTCCTCTGGCTCGGCTGTTACCTATGGTGCGAACACGGATGGCAAAGTTGACCTCTCTGTTGACCAACACGCTTACGAAGCAAAACGCATAGGCGATAAACAAGAAAATGTCGCCTCTAAATTTGGCTATATCGGTGGAACTCTAAGTGCATACGCATAAGACAATACCGAGGAAAGACTGCATGATTGCAGAATCCGTAGAGACTAATACGCCAAACACCCATCGGGTGAAGATAGAGTCCGAACTGCATAGAAATATGCAGAGGGGAAGATGTGAACGATTCCCCCGCCTGATTCATCAGGTCATCAACAAAGTAACAGAATTGATCGTAAAGGTTCAGGAAAATGCTGACCTTTTTGGTATGTATGCGAAAAGCATGGGTTATTCTATCGCAAAGTTCGTTGAGAACTATATCGCGGTGTCAGTAATCCAAGCGGCTACTGGGAATGATGTAACACTGAGTTCGGATAATACCTTCACCACCGCCCTTATTAGAAGCGGACTGAATAGTTTCCTTGATGCGGGTCATTCTTACACGGACGGAGATGCTTTCTTGTATTGCTCTCCTGCGGCGTATATGAGTGCCCTC